GGGTGTGGGTTATGGCGATTTACACCGACTTCACTGACTTTTGGGAGTCTAAAAATATCCTATAGGGGGAAACGCGTTAGGGTGTGGGGCGTGTGTGGGAATGTTTCAGGATTGTAGCGTGTGGGGTGGGGTGTGTAAATGGCCTATGGGCTTTGCTATACTCTATTTTTTTCTCTTTAGTTAGAGTAGATAGAGTAAAAAGAAAGAAATAGGCCTTTACGATAGCGTGCGTGCGGTTTTTTTACTCTAACCTGAGTGACATAGGTTGGGGGAAGGTTGGTGCAATCGTGGGGTGTGGTTGGTGTAGGGGGTTGCTACTATGGGCAGTAGTAGTAAAATGGGGCGTGGTGGTGGTCTAAGACCCACGCCACACGCCCCCAGTGCGTAAACTTTCGGGCCGATTCTACTCTGGTTGGCCGTAAATGCGGTCTTGTTCCGCTATTGGTGTATCCATGATATCATCGGCCAGCCTACCGAATTCCGAATAGGTCTGTGATAGCTGTAGCCGCATATCATCCCGTTCGGGGTGTTCAGCATACCAATTCTGTAGTTGTTCGGCAGTTTTCATAATGCTTTGTGCGTATTCGCGTGCGGTTGCCATTGTGCCACCCCCTTAGCAAAGTGCCATGTATGTAAGTACGGCCAGTATCCAGATTGTGCGATCCATAGTCACCCCCAGGCATTAGCCACCATTGGCCTATGCTTATAGTATGGGGAATGAATGCGTGTGTGCCAAATGAATCGGGGAATTTTGCAGGATTTTTGTCGTTTTGGGGGTGGGGGTGGTACCCTTGGTTTGGTGGGATTTGCGTATGGGTCCCCCGTGGGAGACCCCCACTCGACACCAAAATTCAGAAACCCGACCCAACTTGTCCAGAATACCCCCTCCCCGGAAAAGTCAACACAAATGTTGACAGATTCCGCCGAAATGTCAACATATTTGTTGACATCCGGGGTTTTTATGACGTATTTACAGAGAAACCCGGTGAATTTACCCGTCTACGCGGTTCCCACGACGGACTTATGGAGAAGACCATCGAAATCGAATCAGGAGACCGGACATGCACGTAGTGAAACTCGCCTCAAACGGGGGCCAAAACGCCGTTCCGGGTGCCGTATCGGCAGATCCCGTCCACGCCACCGGCCAAACCGCGACAGACGCCGCAGCGGACGGCGGGGACCACACGCTCACCGTCACCGGCGGCAAGTCGTACCTCATCATGGCGACCGACACCGGCAACATTCTGCTCGGCATCCTCACCACGGCGACCGCCGCGAACATCGCGTGGATGTGCCCGAAGTCGAAGGCCATCGTGGTCAACATGCCCGAGGGTGAGAACACTCTGCACTACCAGAGTGACACCAACGGCGGGACGTTCTACCTCACCGAGATCAAGCGGAACCCGCTGAACGTATGATGACGAACGCCGAGCAGACCATCTGCCCGACACTCATTGCAGCGAGTGTATTCGTAGCCATATACTCGCTGCTTTCTTGCTACCGGCTACTCACCGAGGGGAACAGCATGAGTAACGAACTGGTACAGGACGCCATCAAATCGGAACCCAAGCCCGACATGCCCGTCTCGGTCGGCCCGCACGTGGCGGCGACGATCCTTATCGCCATCGCTGCCATCGTGGCTCTCATCCTCGCCACTGAGAAGCCCACTGTCGTCACCAAGCAACCCGTGACCAAGCGTGTCACGATTGCGGAACGTGACGATGGCATCGCCGACGAGGTCGCCATGGTCCGCAGTGCGGTCGTGCATGTTTACAAGAAGGGCGAGTGCCAGGGTTCCGGCTGTCTGATCTCCAGTGATGGGATCATCTTCACCGCGAAGCATGTCACTGACGGTCAGTACGGTGAATACGACATCAAGCTGGACGACGGGCGGATCTTCCCGGTCAAGCACGCGATCGAGGACAAAGAGAACGACATTGCTTTCATGCAGTTGGACCTCGAACACGCACGGCGACCTGGCCCGCAGTGGGCACCTGCCGATGGTTTGAGCCAGAAGAACTACGTGGAGTACGTACAGAGGCCCGACCTCCCCTACGCGGAACTCGCTGAGATCGATCGGCTACGCATGGGCGACAAGGTCTTTATCATGGGCTCGCCGCACGGCATCTACAACTTCAACAGCGTGTCACTCGGTATCGTGTCCGGCATCAACCGTGATCTGTATAACCGCAAGGCGGGATGGGAACGGTACCAGTGCTACAACTGGCACGTAATGCTGCAGACCACCAGCCCGGCGTATCCGGGTAACTCAGGCGGGCCTGTGTTCGATCTCGACTGCAATGTGATCGGCGTCCTGGTTGCGGGTGAGGGTGACACACTGAACTTCTCGGTGCCTGTCGCTCGGTTCCGTGACACTGTCGACGACGTCCGTACGCAGTTGGCACTGTGCCGATTCAATGTGGTCGAGAAGGAAGAGGAGAGCGAGTACGACATGCTGTACCACAGGTACCGCAACGGACTCGGCGAGTTCCAGAAATAGCATCCCCCTGGGGGCGGGGCAGCGTATCGAGAAGACCATCTCGCTGGAAGACGAGGTGGATGAGAAACGAGCAATCTGCCGACCGGCGGCAGATATCGACACTGTCGTGAGTAACGACTATCTGTTAGGGGAACAAGATGGAGTGTCTAGGTAACAACGTGGTGATCGTGCGTGAGAAGAGTGCCGATGTCGAGCGTGGCATCGTGCTGCCTGACTCCGCGAAGAAGGAGAGCAAGCGTGGCCAGGTCGTTTGTGCCGGACCTGAGTGCAAGAGACTCAAGGTGGGTGACAAGATCCTCGTCCCGCTGCTGACGATGATGCGTGTCATGCAGACTGGGGCGTTCGACCTGGAGTACGAAGGCGAGCCCGCCCTGGTCGTGAAGGAAGAGGATGTCGCCGTCGTCTGGACGAGTGACATGGAAGACTACGAGGAGAAGCCGCAGCCGCGTCTCGTGACCGGCCTGGCCGCTCCGGTTCCTGTGGGGGAGGTGAACTGATGGTTCTTATCGGTGGACGAGCAGACGGAAGACGAGTCAATGTTGTGAACGTGATGCCAACGCTGCATGTTCCGATCTTCCCGAAGGAACAGTACAAGTTCACGCCGCACTACTCAGAGGCGGCGTGTATCGACGTCGAAACCTACACCCTGCGTCCGTGGCAGGACGGCAACGGCAACACACTCTACATGTACGTGCATGAGAGCCTGAGCAACCAGGACGCCATGCGACTGCTGGTGAGCAACCACGCGAAGAGGTGAGCCATGTGCGGAAAGGGTGACACGCAGCGGCCACGGCAGATAGGCCGGGCTGAGTATGACTTGCGTTGGGCCCTCGCTTTCGGGAAGATCACGTTCGAGCAGTTTGAACAGAAGATGAAGGCACTCAAGCAGAAGGCGAGGAACTGATGGGCAAGAAGAACTACAAGGTAGGCGAAGCGATCAAGGTTGTGTTTCAGGGCAAGGGTGTCGTATCCGGTCTCACCGTCCAGATGGACGTGTATGACGAGGCCGACGTGCTCGACGCCGGGCAGTCCACAACCATGACTGAGATCGGTACGACCGGCCGATACAAGGCCACGTTCACCCCCGGTGCTGAGGGCGACTGGTCTGTGCAGATCGATGACGGCACAGGGGGCAAGGTCGTCAAGCACTTCTCCGTAGGTAGCTACAACATCCAGAGTATTGGGGCGAACCTGCAGAGCGTGGAGACCAAGGTAGACGGTCTGGATCTGAGCCAGCCCCCAATGATTGGGTAAGCCATGACACCAGGACGTAACCGGATCTTGTACCGGTCGTCTGGGTGGGAGAGCGGGCTCGTAGTACGAGCAAGGTTGTACGACGTATCGACAATGGGATTGCTGGACAACAACGTGAAGTTCAAGGAAATGGCAGACGAGCCTATCTACTACGCAGACGTCGAGTTCCCCACATCGGGGAAGTATCTGTTCGTGTTCACACACGGCGGCGTGCGTAAGGCGTCTGCCGTGTTCGAGGTTGGGAACCAGGCTGGAGTGGTGTACCGGGTATGAGGAACGTTCGCACACATTGGTTCAACGGCGTACGGTACGACATCTGTATCGATCCCGCCCTCGTTCATGGTATGTGCGATGACCCTGATGACCCGACGCCCTCGATCCATGTGTTCGAGGACATCAGTACCAAGCGTGGGTTCGAGACCGTGGTCCATGAGGCGATGCACGCTGCCCTGTGGAAGTTGAGTGAAGAGGATGTGACCCGAGCGGCCGGGGAGATAACAGGTCTCCTCTGGCGGCTCGGGTTTCGGTTGAGGAAAAGATGAGCAAAGAGCCGCACGAATACGGTGACGACATGCGTGACCTTGGTAAGAAGCAGCGGGCCGGTAAGGCTCTCAGCGAAATGCTGCGGGCGATCGGAACCGAGCTTACAGAGGTCGAGTGCGATGACGGGCCGAACCCCGGCCCACCCCGCATTATGAGTAAGGCCGAGCGTATGGCTCGCCACATCTGGAAGAAGGCCCTGCCGCACAAGGATGACGAGGGCATCCAGCATGAGCCCGATCTGGACTACATCAAGATCGTGCTCGATCGAGTTGACGGCAAACCGGGTTCAGGTGACAAGAGGGACGATGGACCGAATGAGAGCCTGCCGGATAAGATCTCACGGATGAACGCAACACGCATCAATGACTTGGCTGAGGAAGTTGCAAACGATGTCGACGGTGAAACCGAAACTGGCGACTCCGTTCCCGAATGAGCCTAACATCTGGACCTGCCCCAAGACGGGGTTGAAGGTTCCGATGGGCGAAGCGGCGAACATGGAGTATCGCATCAAGCTGCTGCGGCGAGCGGAGAGTGACCCCGTGCTGCAGCGTGACTTGCTTGCGGCCTCCAGGGAGAGTTGCCTGTTCTGGATCTCCACGTTTGCGTTCACCTTGTGGGAGATTCAGGTTGACCCTGATAACACGGGTGGCGGATACATTCCGGCCAAGCAGGCACTGCATCCATTCCTGCCGTTCCAACGGCAGCGTGAGTGGCTGTCCTGGGCCCTCGACTGTTTCTACAATGGTCACGATGGGCTCACCGATAAGAGCCGTGAAATGGGTGCGTCGTGGCTGCACATCCTGCTGTTCCACTGGATCTGGCTGAACCGGCCGGGCACTCAGTTGCGTGAGATGTCCCGTGTAGAGGACATGGTGGACAGTCCGATTGCGAAGTCACTGTTCTACAAGCACGACCTGATTAACACGTACTTGCCGCACTGGATGTGCCCACCTGGCGTTCTTCGCCGGGGGCGTGACAATCGGACAAGTATGCGTTTGCACAACGAGTTGAATGGGTCCACCATCGCTGGTGAGTCCACTAACCGTGCCGCCCTTTCTGGCGACCGCTGTGCTATACTCTTGCTCGATGAGTTCTCCAAGGTGGAGAATGGCGAATCCATCAAGCGTGCTACCGCCCCGGTAACTTCATGCCGATTGGTGAACAGCACGGTTGACCTGCCGGGTACCTGTTACTCCACCTGGAAGAACTCAGGCCGCATCAAGGTGTTCAACCTGATGGCATGGGACCACCCAGTCAAGGGCAAGGGCCGGTTTATCGTGCAGGATGAGGCGACGAAAGAGTACCGCGTCACGTCGCCGTTTATCGAGCACGAGATCGATCGTAACGGATGGAAGGAAGTCGCCAAGGAAATCTACGCCCAAGAGGGTGCGGTCGGTGACACGTTCTTTACCAACACAGATCTCGATAAGCACGCCGTTATGTACTGCCGTGCTCCACGGCACCGGCTGCACGTCGAGTTGCGAGACAAGGTTTCAAACGCGTCTGTCGGTAGATTGCTGCGACGTCGTGACATGAAATCGATCAAGCTGACCCGCCAGTCCAAGGGCGATCTGATGGTATGGGTGCCCTTGAAGAAGGGGCGGCTCGACCAGTCCAAGACGTACACTATCGGCATTGACCTGTCGAAGGGGCAAGGCGGTGAGACAACCACAGAGTCCGTCGCGTCCGTCAAGTGCGATCAGACGGGGGAGATCGTTGCGAAGTGGGCTAGTAAGACTACCCCACCGTACGAAGCCGCGAGAACTATCGCCGCTCTGGCCCTATGGGTCGGAGGTGCCGCACCCCGCAAGTTGCCGTTCGTCGTCTGGGAAATGAACGGGCCAGGCTGGGACTTCGGGCACGTGTTCGTCAAGATCATGCGGTATCCGCACTACTACCGCGATGAGACGATCGGTGAAGTCACGACCAAGAAAAAAGCCAAGTACGGCTGGCACTCGAACCGTGAGCGTAAGCAGTTGCTGCTCCGGGCGTACGAGCGTGCCATGCTTGAGAACAAGATCATCAACCGGGACCAGCAGAGCATCGACCAGACCAAGACGTACATCACGTACCCCGGTGGCGGCGTTGGCCCGGCGGAACTGAGTGACAAGAGTAAGGCTGATTATCTGGGGCACGGGGACCGTACGATTGCCGATGCCCTTACGACGTTGAACAAGAGCAAGCTAAAGCCCCGCACGAACTACTCGGATGCACCCGAGGCTTCTTGGGAAGGCCGGTTTAACGGCTGGCGTCGTTCCAAGAGGAGACAGAAGGGCTGGCAAAGGGAATACTCGTTTTAACAGAGGATGACATGTCGAGATCACTGACCGCACAGAAACTTGGTGACAGCGTCCTTGAGGGATTCAAGCGACTGGAGCATTTCCGTAAGGCTCGGGCGTACGCTGTTCGCGAGTACATGGGCACGTACATGGCCCAGAAGTATGGGCTCACTGGTGAGCGACCGATCAACCTGGTGTTCCTCACCATTCGTGCCATGATTCCGAACCTGATTCAGAAGCCGGGTGCCACCAAGGTTCTAACCGATCTGCTGCAGCAGCGTGAGTACGCGGAGAAGGTCGGGCTCGGACTGACGCAGTTGCACAAGAAGTTGAAGCTACACCGCATTCTGCGATCCGGTCTGGTCGACACCGCACTCGGTGGCCTCAGTATCTACAAGACGTCACTCGCTCAGTCCGGCCAGAAGATCACGATCGACGCCGATATCGATGTCGACCCGATGCAGATCTACACCAAGCTGGTGAGCCTGGACGACTTCACCGTGGACCCGATGTGCCGAAGATTCGACGAGAGCAAATTTGTGGGCCACAGAGTCCGCATCGAGCGGGCCAAGCTGCTGGATCTCGACGGCTGGGATCACGACCTCATCAAGCGACTGCCGCGTGCGACTGGCAAGCACGAGACCGAGCGGTCGGAGGCGATCACGCAGGAAGATCCGAACTCCATGATCTTCAACGCCTGGCAGGACTACGTCAATGTTGTGGAAGTGTGGGTCCCCGAAGCTGACGCTATATGCTACATCCCTGATCCTGCGGAAGCGACCGCGAAGGACTTCCTCAAGGTCGAAGAGTACTACGGTCCCGATGACGGGCTGTACACGTATGGCACCATCACGCAGCCTGTGCCGGATAACCCATTTCCGGTCGCACCTGTTGGTGTGTGGCGTGACCTGGCGGACATGACGAACCGCCTGTTCAAGAAAGCGATGGACCAATCCGATCGACAGAAGAACGTCGGCCTGTATAATCCGGCTCAGTTCGATACGGCTGAGGCGATCCACGATGCACTCGACGGGCAGTGGCTGCCGACCGAGGACCCGAGTGCTATCAATATCCAGTCGTTTGAAGGTGCCGATCAGGGCACTGTGCAGATGACGCAGAACCTGTACGGTTGGTTCAATCTGGTCGCTGGCAACCCGGATATGATGAGCGGTTCCGCAATCAACGCCAGCAAGGCTACTGGCCAGCAGATCCTGCAGCAGAACGCGTCGATCAGTATCAACGATATGCGTGACATGACCTACGAAACCACGGCGGACATCGCCGGGAAGCAGGCGTGGTTCATGCACAACGATGACCTGCTGTTCCAGCCTGACCAGCCGGGCATCCCGCTTGTTAAGCGTATGCCTACTGGCGAGGAGCGACAGATGTTCCTAACGCCCGCCGACAAGACTGGTAACTTTGACACATTGGGATTCGAGATCGTGCAGCGATCGATGAGCATTGTCGATCCGCAGACACGTGAGAGGGTCTTGTCGTACTTTGTTGGCCAGGTGATCCCGCAGGCATTCATGGCATTGCAGGTGGCGACACAGGCTGGTATGCAGTTCAACGTTTCGACGTACCTATCTAACGTCGCCGAAGATCTCGGTGTTGAGGGTATCGTCGATGGCATCTGGGAGGACCCGACATTCCGTGCACGCATGGAATGGTTCTCTGATATGGTCGGGTCACCGAAGAAGGGTGCCAAGGGCCAAGCTGCTGGTGGCGGCATGGGTACGATGCAGAACGGAGGTTTCCCAGTGGGCGGCTCACCGCTAGGGACCCCGACTCAGATGTTCAATCAAGACGCCCAGAGGACAGCCGCCCTCGGGCAGGCACAGATGAAAGGTGGGATGTGATGCCCCTGTTCGGAAAACCCAAGAAGAAGAAGAAAAAGAAGATCGCCGTTGGTAAAGGTACTCTTGCTGAGGAAACAAAGGCCGAGTTCAATATGAAACGGCGGTATCCGCAGATGCAGGACCCTAACTGGGGCAAGCCGCAGAAGCGGAAGAAAAAAGCAAAGAGGAAAAAGGCTGTGAGCCGCCGCCAGCGTGAGCATGATGCTCTTGCGGGTGCACTCAGCCCGGCCGAACTCAAGAAGTTGCGAGGAGGAAAGTAATGCCGATCTACGCTTACGTATGTGACGCGTGTGGGGAACGCGATGACATCGTCAAGCCGATGGCTGAGTCCAGCCGCGACGAGACGTGCAAGGCATGCGGCGAGCCCATGCGTAAGGATCTGATGGCCAACGCACCACGCTGTCGGAAGGACAGCTACAGCAAGGAACTTCACTCGGATGCCCTGGCGATTCACCCAGAGCAGCGAGCCGAGCACCAGCGGTTGTATCCCGACGTTGAGTTGGATCGATGCAACCGGCCGGTGTTCAAGAACTACGCACAGCATGACGCGTACCTCGAAAAGAGAGGTATTCACAAGCCGATGCAGCGTAAGCGTCGGCGTATGACGAAAGTTTGTTAGGGGAACTACGATGCCTGACGTTGAACAAAAAGAGATCGATGCCTTGCAGGCAGAGATCAACAAAATCGATTTTGACGGTGGCCCTGCCCCGGCAGGCGTAACGCCCGCCGCGTCTACCCAAGACCCGCCAGCCGACGACCTGGAAGGCAGCAAGGACGAGCCTACCCCCGAGCCCGATCCGCAGCCCGAGCCCCAGCCGGAGCCCGAGCCTGTTGATGAGCCCGAGGAAGGTGAGCCCGAGCCTACCCAGGACGCCGACGACGCCGGTGAGGAAGATGACAAGCCAGCATTGTCAGACAGTCACTATCGTGCCGCCCTGCGTATGGGCATGACTGCGGAGGAAGTGTCGGAACTCTACGACAAGTCCCCGGAGTTGGCGGCGAAAACCCTGGCCAAGTGTCACGAGATGGTCAACGCGACATCCAAGCAGCTTGGTCAACTGGGTATGGCCGCACAGAAGGCCCAGGCTCAGCCTGAGCCGACACCCCAGCAACCCGCTGATGCCCCGAAGTCCAACCGCAAGATCGACAAACTGATCGAACGGGTTCGGGATCACTACGACGGTGAGGACGATCCGATGGCGGACGTGTTGCTGGAACTCTTGAAGGACCGCCAGCCTGTGCAACAGCCAGTGCAGCCGGAACCGCAGCAACCCGTGGTTCCCGCCCGTACGGTGGACGAGGAAGTCGCCGCCCGTCAACAGATCAACACCTTCTTCGGTGCTGATGACATGACGGCGTACTCCGAACTGTACGGCGAGACACCGGAAGTTCTCGGTGACTGGTCGCATCTGACTCCGGGCCAGCGAGCAAACCGCGTTGAGGTTTGTGAGCGTGCCCAGATCCTGCTGTACGGTGCTGCCGCTGCAGGGATGGAGATGAGTACTGCCGAAGCCATGGAGCGTGCCCACTTGGAAGTGGCAGCCCCGATGGCAGAGCAGATCGTTCGACGTCGAATCGCCAAGTCGGCGAAGAGGCGTGAACGCGGGCTCACATTGCAGCCCAACGCCAACGCGTCACCAGACCGTTCTGGTGACAGCAAGTACAACAAGGACCAAGCAGTTGACGAGATGGCCGCGAAGCTGAACGAAGTCTTCGCGTAAGTCTCTAGGAGGAAGAAATGAGTTACACCTATGACCAACTGGCAGGCCTGGTTGCCTTCACTCACACGCGGTACCCCCGCAACGAACTGACGGTGACGTGGGACGACCACAACTTCGAGGCCGCTCGAATCTTCAACGAGGAGAGCATGAAGAAGCAGGGCGGGACCACGATCACTGGCAAGGCGATCCTGAGCCCAACCGGCAACGCCCGGTACGTCGGCTACTACGAGATCGACGAACTGAGCCAGGGCGAGACGGTTCACGAGTTCACCATGCCGTGGGCCCGTGTCACCACCAACTGGTCCTGGGACGAGTTCGAGATCCTGCAGAACAAGTCCAACCCCGAGGGCTTCATCGATCTCGCTCAGGCCAAGGAAATGCAGGCCATGTGGGATCTGGCGAACCTGTTCGAGGCCGCTCTGTGGCAGGCCCCGACCAGTGCGTCCGACGACAAGTACCCGCGAGGCATCCCATACTACATTCGTATGGCCGATGCCGATGCGACTTCGGTCGGCGACTTCGTCGGTCAGACCATCCGGTTCCGTAACGGCACCACCAGCTACGAGTGTGCGGGCATCAACGCCAACACCTACTCGACCTGGAAGAACTGGGCCGATACGTACACCACGGTCGACAACACCCTCATCACCAAACTGCGTAAGGCGTTCCTCTACGCCCGGTTCAAGGCCCCTCTGGGTGCCACGCAGTTCGAGGTGCGGAAGTCGGCGAAGCGGCGTATCTACACCGGCTTCTCCAACAAGGTGGCGATGTTCGACTACCTCGACGCCAAGGACGACGTCCACCAGACCAAGGAAGCGTTCGGCCGTATGGTCGTGACCGAGGGCACGGACATGCTCATCAACGGTCACGATGTCATGGCGATCGATTCCCTGGAAGGTGCGACCGACCCTGTCACGGGCGACACCACCGACCCGTGGTACTGCATCGACTTCGCCCACTTCATGCCGATCGTGTACGCCGGTTACTGGATGAACATCCGGGGTCCGGTCCACGGTGGCACGAAGCAGCACACGGTGTGGACGATGTTCAAGGACGGTGCCCACAACATCTGGTGCGACAGTCCGCGTGCGGCTGGCTTCGTCATCCACAAGGCCATCACCAGCTAATCCTGGTGACGCCCAGGAACAACAACAACAACTCTGAGAAGAGGAGAATACAATGAGTCTGAGAGTTCTGTACAACGACGAGGGTGCCGCTGGCCAGCCTTCTCCGAACGTCTGGGGTGACTGCCCCGTCGAGAAGGCCCTGATCGCCCCCGAACTGCTGGGTTACGTCTTCGACGATTTCACCAGCCCTGTCGCCACCGATAGCTCGGTGCCCCTGTGGGCCCTGACTGGTACCAACGCCGACGTCGACAACGTCGCCGACGTGGCCGATGGTCAGATCCTGCTGGAGGGCTCCGGTGCCGACAACGACTCGGCGACGATCGCCAAGAACGACATGTACCTGCTCACCATGAACAGTGGTAAGCGGTTCTGGTTCGAGGCGAGCGTGAAGCTGAGTGCCGCTGGTGCCGCAGATGACTTCGCCTGTTTCGTCGGACTGATCGAGTCGGCCGGTGCCACTGCCGAAATGATCGCTGACGACGGTGCGTCGATCATCGACGAGAACTTCGTCGGTTTCCAGGCGATCTCGAACGCGACCACCATTCAGGACTGGGACGCTGTCATCAACCAGGGTGGCAGTGCCAACTTCCCGGCCACTGTGCTGGCGGACGCGTCGACCAAGAGTACCGCCTACGTCAAGCTCGGCATCAAGTTCGACGGCAAGAAGACCCTGTACTTCTACGCCGATGGTGCCCAGGTTGCGACGTACGACATCGACAACCTGGACAACGACACGATGGACAAGGAAATGACCATCGCGATCGGCGTCAAGGACTGTGAGGCTGCCCAACTCGGTCTGTACGTGGACTGGGCCCGGTTCGCCTACGACAAGGTCGCCAACGGTCGCTAAGAGGAGGTGACACATGGGTTACATGTACAAGGAACTTGAGGATATGGAGAGCATCCCGGCACCCGCTGGGATTGCTACTCCGAAATCTCAGCATGTCACTGAGGACGGGAAAACTCTGGTATACGGCACCATGGTTCCGTCCGACGCGGCTACTGGGTACGCCCCCGGTTGTGAGTTCATCGACACGGACAGCGGGGCACGGTACATCAACGAGGGTACTTCGGCAAGTGCAGACTTCAACAAGGTGCTGACGCCGGATAACGCGGTTGCCGCGTTGGAGGGTGCCAATCAGTCTGGCACTGCGGCCGGTGCTGGCCCGTCGCCGCTGATCTGGGATGACTCCAAGCTGCTTGAAGTGATGCTGGACCCGACCGCCGGGTTCTACTACTTCAACGACTACCTCGGTGAGATAGACGTCACCACTGCCGATGGCTATGTCATTACGCAGGTAACGTCCGGCGGCATCTCGCCGGTGGTCGATGAGGACGGTGGCGTCCTGTTGGTCGATTCGCAGGGTGACGTCGACGCTTCTGCTGATGACGGTGTGAACGTGCAACTCACCAACTGCATGTTCAAGCCTGCCGCCGGTCGAACTATCCGGTTCGAGGCACGCGTGAAATTCAACGACAACAGTGCGTTGACTGGTCAGTTCGCCATCGGCCTTGCCGGTGTGCAGACGGCGGTTATCGCCGCAGGTGCGTTGGAGGACACCGTCGATAAGGCACTGTGGTTCCACCACGGGGCCTCGACCGCCGACAAGATGTCAGTGTGTGCCGCTCGTGCGGATGCCGAGGACATCGATGCCGACAAGGCCACGACTGTTGACGATACCTACATCAAGTTGGGTTTCGTGATCGATGGCCTAACCAGCATCAAGTGGTATGCGGACGGTGTGCTCGTTCACACAAGTTCCGTTACCGCGAACATCCCGAATGCCGTCATGTGCCTCACCTACGTGGCACAGACGGAGGGTGCGGCGAAGGATGCCGAGATGTCTGTTGACTGGGTGCGTATCCTCCAAGAGGGTGCTCGCTCGTAACAGGTAGCAACAGCGGGGCTGGGATTCGTTCCCCTGCCCGGTCCCGCTTCTTTTTCTTGTAAAGGAACTTGAAAGATGGCTGAGCCTACGAGTGCACTATCAGTATACGACCTCGTTCTTGAGGCCGCACTGGCTGCCGAGATCGCTTACTACGGTGCATCCGGCGACCAAACAGCGACTATCCCCGTGGACACCGAAGACCTCGATCGGTGCCTCCGCGTTGTGAATAACGCCATTCGTCACTTCATCGCCCACGGGCCTTCCCAGGGCTGGCGTTGGCGTAATCGTGAGATGGAGATCAACCTTGTCCCGAGCTTCACAGGGACAGCCACATCCGGTACAGCAACCACACTGGTGAACAGCAGCATTGCGGGGACCTACGCCGATGACTACTTCAATGGGTACGTGCTCACAATCACTGCGGGGACGGGTGTGGATGAATACGCTACTGTCACCGACTTCACCGGAGCGAGCGGGACGTTTACCTTCTCTGCATTGTCCGGTGGATCTACGCCCGACACCACGAGCCAGTACCGTATTTGCCGATCCACGCAGGTCATCGAATCTGACCCTGCCCGGTACCTCCTGACCCAGGACTTCCAGGGACAGTACACTGGTGGCATCACATTCGCCGCCGAGCAGAATGCTGTGGGTATCGAGTGGACGAGTGAAGAGAACATTCGTAGGCTGCGGGAAGTCGACGTGTACCAGAACGACGCACCGTTTGTTGCTGCGATCAAGCCGAGTGCCACGCAACGCCGGTGGGAGTTCATCATCGATCCCGAGCCCACTGAGGCCAACACGATCGTGTTCCCGTACAAGGCGTCGTTCGATAAGATGGACATCATTGCCGGTACCGCTTCGGCTGCCGATGCTACGTCACTGACGGACTCGTCGCTGGCCGGGCTGTATCCTGACGACTACTTCAACGCCTACACCATCAAGGTCATCAGTGACACAGGCAAGGGTAGTTATGCCGTCGTCACAGACTATGTTGGGTCGACCGGTGCATTCACCGTCGCCGATTGGCTTGACATCTCTGGTGGTGCTGGTGGCACCGACCCGGCTGCGAACTCTGCGTACTATGTGGAACTCGACCAGTTCCATCCGGCAGGGCTGCAGTTCGACAACGCGATCCTGTCTGCTGTGCGTGGCCACGTGGAGAAAGAGTTCACCGACGTAGATCGTGGCTACTGGAATCAGTACATCACTGAGGACCTTACGGCTGCATACCAGACCGACCAGCGTAGCGTGCCGCGTAAGCTCGGGATCATGCGATCCGGCAGCGGCCCGAGAGTGAACTACGTCCAGCGACCGATCGTGGAGTATGAGCAATGATCCTGAGATTCCCGTTCAAAGGACTGCATCGTGGCGGGCCCCACGGGGCTCAGCCGGAACAGACGAGCCCGAACCTGCAGAACGTGCGGCCGTACTATGGCGGTCGCCTTCGCGGTGGGCAGCGTGACGGCAAGTCGAAGTGGGGTGCTGGCGATCAGATTGGTGGTGCGGCACAACCTGTCGTCGCCATCTGCTCTGTCAGTTCAGTGGAGAGTCCGTCATAATGGCTGAGATACTGTTGATAAACCGACCTGATACGACTGGCGGTCGGCTTAACATTATTCGCCCAACCTACTGGTACGGCATGACGTTCACGCCTGCACAGGACTGCAGCCTCACAAAAGTAGATGTGTACGGCTATAAGGATGGCTCACCGCCCGAGCCGTTCCGTGTCGCTATTTACAATGTGGACGGGTCGCACCATCCAACTGGCTCACCTATCGATACGTGCCTGATAAATGCTAGTGAGTTTTCCACTAGTTTTGCTTGGATACTGGGTAAGACGTTTACCAATGGTGTCCAGTTGACAAACGGTACTGAGTACGCAGTGGTGTTTGAGACGGATGGTGGTGACGCCACAAACGACTATCAGATCTACGAGAAGATCGTCACTTGGTATGGCCTAACCAGCTATAACGGCGGTTCTACTTGGTCTACGGATACGTACCTAAAGACATTGAAACTGTATGGTGATACGTATACGTTCTCACCGCCCGAGGGTAAGGCAACCAAGAAGCGTTTGGTGGCCGCAGCAGAGTCAACCTTTTATTATGAAAGCATAGCCTGATGGGTAGCCTTGCAGATTACGCAGAGAACAAGGTACTTGAGCTTATCGTTGGTAAAACAGCGTTCGCCACGCCGACCGTGTACCTGGCACTGTCTACCGCTGATCCCACTGATGACGCCAGCGGTTTGGCTGAGCCATCCGGCGGTTCCTACGTCCGGCTTCTGACGGCCGGTAGTGACTGGGCAGCAGCAGCGGCTGGGTCCATAAGCAATTCGGCTGTGCTGGCGTTCGCCGAGGCTACTGGTGATTGGGGCACGATCACTCATGTCGCACTGTATGATGCGGCGTCGGGTGGAAACATGCTGGCTCATGGGGCTTTGGATTCCAGCCTTGCTGTGACATCAGGTAAGACGCTGCGATTCCAGGCAAGCCAGTTGACACTGACGCTATCCTAACGAGGTGACGCATGAGTGTTGTACTCAACGGATCAACTCAATATTTGGCTACGACCACAGTATACGACACATACCCATTCTCCGTCGTAGGTTGGTTCAAGGCCGACAATCTGACGCACAACCCGGCCCTCGCCAGCCTTGACAAGTTCGGTTCTACGGCCAACGCCCACTTGATACAGGGGTTAGGTGGTGCGTCTGTGCGTGCGATGACTTATGTGTCATCCTGGGCAGTAGCAACCACAACCGCTGGGTACGCTGCCGGGGCTTGGCATCATTTCGTAGCCGTATATGCCGCACAGAATGACCGCAGGATCTACGTGGACGGTGGGAACAAAGGTACCAACGCAACAGCCAAGGCTCTAACCGGCTGTGCGAACTTTCTGCTAGGTGCTCGTGCTGCCGCTTCGCCGACGTCGCACTTTGCTGGCCGACTGGCCGAGTGTGCGGTGTACAACATTGCCTTGTCTGATGCGAACGCTGCGTCCCTGGCAGATGGTGTAAACTCCCCAGCGGATGTTGCCGCAGCGAACCTTGTATACTACTGGCCGCTACTTGAAGATGCGAACGATGACCAGGGTTCCAACAACCTAACAGCGTACAACAGTCCGACGTTCGACTCGAACGACCATCCATTGGCTGGTGGTGACTTTCTTAATGCGTCGGCCACGATAGCCTGTACCTCTGGCCTGTCTGCAGGTGCAGAGTTGGCCGAGATCATCAGCGGTAGCTACGACACCGGCAAGACAAAGCGACTCCTGGTCGCAGTTGGCAACAACAGACTTTTCTACGAGGACGTATAATGGCAGCAGGAGATATGGTAGCATTGGCCGCTTCGGTCGGTGATCTCAATACCGCTGACCAGTTGCAGATGGCCGAGGCGTACGGGAAGGTGTTCATTGCGAATGGCACCAACCTCAAGGTTGCTGACTTCCAGAACGTGAAGATCACGACTGCGGCACTCGGTTCGCATCCGCCCGATCGCGGTAACATCCTCACCGGTGGGACCAGTGCGGCGAAGATGATCGTCGATTACATCACGACCCTGTCCGGTGCCTGTACGATCTACGGGTACCGCACGACCGTGGCTACGTTCCAGAACTCAGAGACCGTGACAGGTACCGATGACGACGGTAACGCGATTAGCTTCACCACGAACGCAGCCGAGACGGCACCGCCGCATTGGTACGACTGGACGGTCTACGGCGGGGACTCGACGCTGTACGGCTCGCTGCCCGATCAGGCTTATCTCGTAGGCGTGTCCAGCGGCAGACTGATCCTGTCCGGCGACAGGAACTACCCACACCAGGCACCGACGTCAGCGTCCGGCAACCCATGGGACTGGAACATCTACCGCACCACCGCTGATCGTGCAACTGTGATTGGCACCGGACCTGCGGGTGCGATTGGTGACGTAGTCCGGGCTATCATCCCGGTGCGTGATGGGCAGATCGCATTCGGGTGTGCGAACTCGGTCCACGTTATGATCGACAACCCAGCGTTCGGTGGTCGACTGGTTGCCGTGGACAAGACGATCGGTATCTTCGACGGCACAAGCTGGTGCTTCGACGGTGACGGCAACCTGTGGTTCTGGGGCAGCGGTGGGCTGCATCGCATGAACCGTGGTGCCCTTGTAGTTGAGACCGTGAGCAAAGAGGCTTTGCCGGATATCGTGAACACAGTGGATGCTGATCCATCGACGCACCGCATCACGATGGGCTATGATCCTGTCCGTATTGGGATCAAGATCTGCATCACGCTGCTGGCCTCCTCGACCAGCCAGGTGTACTGGTATGACCTCCGATCGCAGGGCTTCTTCTATGACACGGATGGGTCGACAGATCATGCCGTGTACAGCCAATTCAACTACAACGCCAACGACCCGGACTATAAGGGGCGGATCGAGGGGTGTGCGGACGGGTACATGCGAGTAGCCGACAGCACCACGTCTAATGACGACGGGATCGCTATCGACAGCTATGTGGACTACGGTCCACTGCCCCTGGCTGCAGACGGGCGTGACGGTTCGTTGGCATCGTTCGATGTCGTGCTGTCTGGTGGCGGGCTCGGTGGGTCTGAGGCCGATTCCGACGACGTCTACATGTACGTGTGGGCGAAGGAAGTTGCTGAGGAACTGTACGAGGAACTGATCGCTGGCACCGGGTACAAACTGTCACTGACATTCAAGGGTCCCGGCCGCAAGCGTGGCGGCAAACGCAGGCGTGGCGTCCGTGGGGCCTATGCCGGGATACGAATTGGGAACAGCACCCTGGGCGAAACCTGGGGTTTCGAGAAACTGCTCCTCAACCAGGGAGCACCAGGTAGGAGACTAAGATAATGGCGTTCACGAGAACTGTAAGCCTGCCGTCCAACTACAAGGACATGTCCTACATGGAACTGCAGAAGGTGTGGCGTGACATGGCCCGTGCCGGTGGGCTGTCGGCCTTTGGTAAAGAGACACCGATGGCCCAGACACTACGCGATCAAATGAAGGTCGCTTACGAGCGGGAAAAGGCTGCGAAGAAGAAGAGTGCCGCTCCAGCGGCAACTACCTCAGCCCCTGCTGGCTCCGGTACACCACAGTCCGTGGCACAGCCGTTTGAGCGTGCCCTTGCGGCACTGTCTGGTGTAGACAGTGACGTAGAGAAGATGTACCAGACCGGCAAGCGGCGGACCATGAGTAACATCGCCATGCAGCACGTGCAGTCCGGCATGGCCAACGTGCTTAACATGCCAGCCGCTGAGCTTGCCTATGAGCAGGCAGTACGCCCTGGCACAAACGTGGGTGTCGCCCAGGCCAAGGCCGGTGTGCTGCAGAATCTAGGGCAGGTCGCTTCCAATGTGTACGGCACGCAGGTCGGTGCGGAGACGGCTCGTTACGGCACCGATGTCAGTGCTGCTGCTTCTCGGTATGCCGCCGATCGTGGTGCTGCTGTGGCAGAGGCTGGCCAGGCCATGCAGTTCCACTCCAACCTGGCCAACCAGTCACTGCAGCGGTATATCGCTGATCTGAACGCACCGTCGCAGCAGATGAACACTAGTCCAGTACCGATACTTGGGGCCCCGAGGATAGTATGAGCCTAAACAACGCCATCAATGTTCCGTCGCCGTACGATCCGTACGAGCGGTTTGCGAGTGACACCGCGAAAGCGATCGCTCGCATCCGTGACGCCCTCGGGCCGAACGCGGACCCTGGCTTTGGGTCGCTGACGATCGATGACCTCACAGTCGACCGTCTTGTAGGGGCTGATTCTGACAAGACACTAGTCAGTGAGAACCTGATCGACTACGTCAGTGGCACTGCTGACGAGATCGACGTTGCCGACGATGCCGCTGGTGGTGTCACGATCGGTATCGTCAATCCGCTGATCGTGGCCAAGGGCGGTACTGGCGTAGCTACGCTGACCGACCATGGTATCCTGCTGGGTTCTGGTACGGGCCCGGTAACGCCGCTTGGTGTTGCGTCGAACGGACAGATCCCGATCGGGAGTGCAGGTGCTGACCCGGTGCTGGCCACGATTACAGGCACGGTGAACCAGGTCAACGTGGCCAACGGTGCTGGCACTATCACGTTGTCGACGCCCCAGGATATACACACTGGGGCAAGCCCAACATTTGCCGGGATTACTGCCGGTGCCTCGACATTTGGGGACGGCGGGACTACGGACTACTCGCAGTTTGAGGCAGACGGTACGCTGGAGTTCAACGGGGCCGCTACTGTATGGGATGATGCGAACGTCGGCGGCTTAGCACTAGGTGGCCCCGCTGCAAGCCTGCCTGACGAAGTGACATTCACGGACGAAAATGGTGCAGATACTGGTATCTACACTTACGGTTTCGCTGTCGGTGAGAAGGTGAGCGGTGTTATAGAGATCCCGCACTCCTATAAAGAGGGCTCTGATCTATCCTTCCATGTTCACTGGCAGGGCGATGCGGCACCGACCGGTACCGATAAGGTCAAGTGGCAACTCACCTATGTAGTGCAGGCCAATGGTGCGACCTTGGATGCGGCCACCACGATAACAATAGAAACGGATATCGACACACAGTACAAGTTGTACACCTCGACCTTTGCTGCGATAACAGGGACAAACTTTGGCATGGGTGACCAAGTTCATTTCACCCTGGAACGCATAGCTGCATCTGCTGATGAGTATGGCGGCGATGCTAAGATAAAGACAGTAGGCTTCCATTTCGAGAAGGACACTGTCGGCTCACGGCAGATTACGACGAAATAGGAGAACACCATGGCAAACTTGGGCGGACTACCAACAGCACAGCTACCAGCAGCCGGTGAGATCGGCGGGCCTGCATTTCAGATGACCGATCCACAGGGCAACGTTATAAGTCAAGCGGGTACGATGGTCGCCGATCCACTTACGGGGATGGCTGAACCCGTGTATCCGGATGCCGTGACTGGCAACAATCAGGATGTCACCAGGATAGATCCAGTGAGCCTGGCCACGTGGCAGGGTGAGCAGGAGATGAGCCAACTGTCCATATTCGACCAACAGATTGCCAAGGTCAAAGAGCCCATTCAGCGAGAACTGGATACGTCCTACAAGCAGTATCAGATAGACGTTGTGTCTATTCGTAACTCCGGAGCAGATCAGGAGCAGCAGCGGCAGCGTATACAACAGATCAACAATCAGTACAGCAAGCAGTGGGTGCGGATCAAGAGCAAGCTGGAGCCGCAAGTCGAGGCATTGACACAGCAGAAGGCAAGCACCCAGCACCAGATACGCCTGAACCAGGCACTGCGAATGAAGGAGATTCAAACGTATGCCGGGCTTGCTGAGCAGGGTATCATCAACGAGGACGCCGCTCGCTCGCTGCAATACAAGGTGCTCGGATTCGACGTGCCAGTCACTGCATTCCGCCCGCCCAAGTACCAGAGTCCGTACGAGGTGGTGCAGCGAAACCGACAGCTTATGTCGTCTGTTCAGGGGCTGATCGCTCAGTACAAGATGGAACCGGCCAAGGACCGTCCATTCAAGCGATGGGATGTACCGGCTCAGTTGATGGTACTCAAGCCGCAGACAGAGTGGACTGGCACCGATCGATACGGCAGGCCTGCCCCGGATGAGAAGCGTGACTATGTGCCTGCGACCCCGGACCAGATCCAGCAGTACCAGTGGGCACTTGACGCCCAGGATCGGCTGCGTGAAGAGTCCCGTGCTGCCGCAGAGCAACTTATTGGCAAGCGTGTCACCGACCTCGCCGGTGCCGCCAGCCCAATGGCCAATGGCGTACGCAATGCCATGCCGAAGCAGCGACGTGCTGGAAGACAGGTTACTGCGGAGCAGGCTCGTGCCCTCCTACAGGAAGCCGGTGGAGACAAGCAGCGTGCACGTGAACTAGCAAGAGCCCGTGGCCTGACGTTTTAATAGGGGAACATCATGGCTGATATCTTTGACAGAGTCGCATCCGAAGGGAAGAAGGATATCTTCGACACCGTCGCGGAGCAACCGCAGGTAACAGGTGCCCAGATCCAGGGTGCAATCCAGAAAGCACTCGCTGACCAGGCGGCAGGTGTGCCGGTACAAGAGGCACCAACCGCTGACTTCGCAGCGTCTGACCTCGGCACACCGCTTCCACCACCAACGCAGCCACGGTCGCGGCTGGGTGAATTGCACACGGCGATCGGTCGCGGTGGTATCCGTGCGATCGCGGCTGCCCCCGGTACGCTCGCTACGCTGATGGAAGCCGGGGAGCGTATGCCTGGATCGTGGGCCCCGGATCTCCCAGGTATGAAAGAGGAGCGGGAGAAGACCATCAAGAGCCTGCGTAAGAAAGCCCGTGACATCTACAAGCTGACCGAAGTCGAGTCGATGAAGGCAACGCGTGGTGGTGCGGGTGGGTACCTGATTAACCTCGTCGGTGAGTCCGTCCCGCAGTTCGGCATGTCCACTGTCGCCGCGATCCTTGGTGGTCCGGCCGGTGTTGTTGCCACCAGTGCTGCGATGGGCGGTGAGGAAGTCTACCAGAACCTGCGTGACATGGGCGTGAGCCACGAGAACGCCAACACCGCACGCTGGGTTACAGCACCTATCATCGGTCTTGTCGAGAAGTGGCAGATCGAGGGCATGTTGACGCGTGGTAACAAGGAAGCCGTCAAGGCATTCGTGAAGGCCGCACGTGAGAAGGCCTTCAAGAAGATGGCGAAGGAAGGCGTGGACATCACGTTCGACCATGCGATGAAGGCCACGGCTGAGGGTATCCAAGAGGCGATCCAAGAGGGTACTGGCATCGGTGCAGAGATTGCGACCGGCCGCGACCTGGATTGGAAGGGCGACTTGGTCCGGCTCGGCAGTGCCGCTGTCGGTGGTGCGATCGTGGGCGAAGCCCTCGGGTCCGGTATCTCCGCAGTCAAGAGCGGGGCCAGCATCCTGTCCGAGATCCAGCGGCAGCGGGATGTCGAGACCACAGAGAAGATGGCGGTCGAGCAGGAACTACGCCCGCCGTCCACGGATGAGCCCGTTGAGGCCCCGATTCCAGAGGTTGGGCCCGGTGGAGAGGGGTTCACACCCACTGTAACCGAAGGAATGCCTGAGACGCTGCCTGAGACGCCGGAGGCTGCACCCACCCCGGAGGCCGCTGAGCCCGAGACCGCCGCTCCTGTGGGCGATACGGCGACGTCTGAAACGGCTGATGCGATCTCGGAGCCGCCTGCGGTCCAACCGGAGAGCGGAACGGACCCGGAACGTCCGTATATGTCTACTCGGAACGCGGACATGGAGACCCGGAGCCAGTGGATGGGCAACCCGCCGGTGCCCGAGCAGATCCCTGCCGGGACGCTGGAGAGCAGGCGTCAAGCCGCGATCGACGGCGGGTACGACCAACGGGCCCCGGACATCGCCAACGACATCCTGAACGATCCCAGACCTGCTACATCTGAGGAGACGCACGGGCTGGATATCCGGGCCGAGCAGCTTGAGGCTGAGCACGACCAGTTGGCCCAGCAGCTTGAGGCCATGGAGGAGGGCGATGTCAACCGCGACACCGTCGTCCGCCGGATGGGTGAGCTTGAGGAGCAGCACGGCGTCATCACCAAGGTGCTGCGATGGGCTGGTACCGAGTGGAGTGCTGCGGGTTTTGCACGTCAGCATAGACTGGGTGACAATGCCAACGCACTGAACGTGATCGGCCGTGCCGTGAAGGTCAAGGGCGGCAAGGAACTGGACGCGGACACCAAAGAGAACTTCCAGCAGCAGTCACGGAAGTTGGCACGCAAGCGTCAGCGGGCAAAGCAGTCGGCCCAGAAGGACACCCGCAGTCGGCTGCAGCAGGTGATGAAGCAGGCCACGAGCCGCTATGCGAAGATGTCCGATGCGGACAAGGATACCGAGCTTGCTGATCTGCTGTCACGTGAGAAGACAGACCTGGTGGTCTACAACGTGATGCTGAATGTAGCGTCTCGTATGGAAGGTGCCGACCTGGAGGCTGTGTCGCGTGCCGTGCTGCAACACTTCCCAGGCATGGAGCGTAGTCAGTTGACTGACGCGATCATGCGTGCGATGGACCGGCGGGCACAGAACACCGACTCGATGACTCAGTACCTGCGGGCTCTGCGTCGGAAGTATCGCAAGGTGAAGCAGCTTCGCACTGACATCGCTGACGTTCTGTACTGGATGGAGCAGGGGCGGATGCCGGGCAAGACTCAGCCTGTGCCTGGGGACATCCCTGATCCTGTTATCCAGAAGTTGCAGGATACACTCGACAACTTGAAGAAGTTGCAGAAGGAAAGTGAGGCCGCAGAGCAGCAGCGGTTGGAACGTCGCATTGCTTTCTTGAAGGCACGGCTGGCATCGCGTGACTTCGATACGAAGAAGCGGGCCACGCACAACAAGCCCAGTGCGAAGACGCTGCGGCTGCAGTATGAGATGGCACGGCTGGATGCAGAGATCACCCGACAGATCCGCGAGCAGCGGGAAGTAGATCCGCTGTGGCACACACTGGGTGAAGCGTCCCGTACGGTCATGGCCCTCAAGTCCTCGTTCGACCTGAGTGCCCTCGGCAACCAGGGCGGCTGGGTCCTGCTGAGCCATCCGATCCGTGCACTGCGTACGCTGCCAAGAGCACTGCGTGCTGCGGCTTCGGACCAGAAGGCACACGAGATCAACGCTGCGATCCGCAACCGGCCGAACTCGGTGTACTACTTCCGTGACGGGCTGGAGTTGACGGAGACGTCTGAGGCCAGCGAACTCACCGATCGGGAGGAACTGTTCCGGTCCACATGGATCAGGTCACTCGCCAAGTCCAAGGTGCCCGGCATCCGCCACATGGCACAGGGTGTGTTGGCGTCCGACCGTGCGTTCTCGACCACGCTGAACCTGCTACGTGCTGACTCGTACGATGCGATGGCTGCGGCCTTCGCGGACGAGGGCGGGCCCACCCCGGAAGAGGGGCGGGCGATCGCTGACTTCATCAACATGGCGACAGGTCGTGGTGTCACCCGTGGTCCCAGCATGAAGCAGATGATGAACAGGATGAACGGTATCTTCTGGGCACCGCGTAGAGCACTGAGCCGGTTCCAGATGCTGGCCACTGTCGGCGGACAGCTTGAGTACCGTCGTGGTAAGATCGTGCCGGTCGGCCTGCGTGGCACCAAGAAGGTACGCCGCATGTTCGCCAAGGAACTGGGCCGCTACCTGGCTGGCCTGGCCACGGTGTACTTCCTGGGTCAACTGGCCGGTGGCGAACTGGAGTGGGACACACGATCGTCTGACTTCGGTAAGATCCGATTCGACGACACCCGCCTGGACCCGCTGTCTGGTATGTCACAGACGCTGACGCTGCTCGGACGTATGACGTTCAAAGAGCGGAAGGATCAGTTCGGCAACGTGCAGCCGCTGTCCGGGTACGACATGGAGCGTACCGTTGGGCAGTTCCTCAAGAACAAAGTGAGCCCCGCGTTCACGATCGCGTGGGCTGGGTACACTGGCGACACCCCGTTTGACGGGGATACGACGCCGCTGTGGATCGCCAAGGAATCGGTAACGCCGATCGCACTTGACGACATCTATGAAGTGATGCGTGACCAGGGGGTGCCGCGTGGCACTATACTGTCCATGCTCGGCATTCTTGGTATTGGTGTGCAGGTCTACGGTGAGAACAACGTGGCACCTGGGAGAGCACCGGGAAGGGGTATGTTCTAATGAGTCCTGATGAGAGAGATGAACTGTTGATTCGCCTTGATGAGCGTACCGAGCGGTTGGAAAAGTGGACTACCATGCACGTCGCCCTGCACACGCGGCTGTCAGCAGCGTTCATATCCGCTGCGGTGTCCACTGTGCTGGCCCTCGGAACCACGATAGTCAGTGTGATCGTGGTGCTGGCATCTAGGAGTAGCGGCTGATAAGGTCTTCCAGCCAGGCCACACGCGTGAACGTTCCCCCACCGTACCGACGTGGCCTGGTGATAGTCCTAAGAGCCCTGGATCGAACTTGCTTTCTGATCCAGGGCTCTTTCACTAGGGTGCCTGTCCGCCGATACAACCAGTCCTGCACCTTCTCCAGGGGGATCACATCGTCATAGGGTAATGGTCTCGGCGGTGTCTTCTTCTTCGGCATTTGGCAGCCTACCAAAGTGTACAGGTTCACGTGTCACTGGATGCAGTCGCACACCCACTGGTATCTTAACACCGGTGCGAGTGGTGACTACGACCACAATCACCTTTTTGATATCATCCCAGTATACATCCGGCCTGCACTGGTGGTTGTTCATTGCATGGAACACGATTAGATCACGCCCCCGTGCCTCCGTCGACAACCAGGCAAGGACCTCTTGCTCACTAGAGTGTAGCATTCTGCAACTCCATGGCCTTGTGACACGCGACGTGCCCTTCCGGGCAAGGGCCAACAAATGTCTCAAGGACGAGTCGGTGGATATCGAGAGTACGTAGCCCGTCTTTTGTCCTGAGCACTACACGTTTATAGCCGTCCCGGTTTGTACTGGGTTTTAACCAACGGTTGGATATAAAAGAAAAGACTCTGCCCTTCCTGGTTATGGCATAATCACCAGGGGCTAGTGGTATACGTTCCATTAACCAACGTCCCCCAGATGCAGCACGTCACCGTGCCTGCGTTTCAGTTCGTCCATATGCCGACTGTACATAAAGGCCTCCGAGCCAAGGGCAACCAAGGCTTGTGCCTTCGCCCGTGCCGCCACCATCAGATCGAAGTCCTCCACGAGGTCCGCGATCTTCAACTCGGGCAGGCCGTGCTGCCGTGTGCTCAATAAGTCACCGGGCCCGCGTAGCTTGATGTCCTGCTCCGCGATCTCGAACCCATCGTTCGTACGCTCCATCGCTTTCAGCCGTGCCCTGCCGTCGCCACTGTCGGTGTCCGATAGCAGGAAGCAATACGACTTCTTATTGCTGCGGCCGACACGCCCGCGTAGCTGGTGAAGCTGGGCAAGGCCGAACCGCTCCGCTCCCTCGATCACCATGACTGTGGCATTCGGGTTGTCCACCCCCACCTCCACCACTGTGGTAGCAACCAGGATCTTGCCGGTGGTGCTTGGGCAGTTCCACCACTGCTGGGTAAGCTGCTTCGAGTCTTTCGACATCTTACCATGGAGCACACCGATCGACGCGATAGCACCGAATTTGCGGCAATACTCCTGGTATACTTCCTCCACCGCACGCATCTCATCATCGATAGCTTCGATCCGTGGGCACACAACGTAGACTTGGTTGCCCCGGCTAAGCTCGTGCAGGATGATATCATCCGCGTGGTTCCCAGGTGGCATCGACTGAAACCAGCACGTCTCTACGGGCGTACGGCCCGGTGGCATCTCTTTGATGATACTGACGTCCAGATCCCCGAACGCAGTCATCGCAATCGTACGCGGGATCGGTGTCGCTGTCATCAGGAGCATATGCGGGTTGCCATGCTTGGCCAGTTCCGCCCGCTGCTCGACGCCGAACTTGTGCTGCTCGTCGATCACAACCAGCCCCAGGTTGCGGAACTTCGTATCCTCAGCCAGCAGTGCCGTGGTCCCGATGACGACATCAGATATGGAGTAGTTCCTATAGCTGACGTTACCACCGGTGGACAAGCACACCTGCAGTCCGGCCCCCTCGAACAGTTTCTTGAGTGACCAGTAGTGCTGCTCCGCAAGCACCTGCGTCGGGCATAAGATTGCAGTCTGCCCGCCATTGCACGCCATCATCATCGCAGCGTACGCGGCGACAGCAGTCTTACCCGAACCCACGTCACCCTGCAGCAGACGGTTCATCGCGTGGTCACTGCAGATGTCACCATGTATATCCCAGACTGCTTGACGCTGATCGCCAGTGAACTCGAACGGGAAGTACCCCTCGATCGCTTTGGGCGTAGGGATGCACTGCACGTTCGGCTCAGCCTCCCGTCGTCGGTGGTGCTGCACAGCCAGGGCGAGTTGCATGTAGAACAACTCGTTGTACTTCTCCTCTTTCAATGCAGTCTCATACTGCACCTGATCCTTCGGGTCGTGGATCAGCCTTACGTTCAGGCTTGCCAATGGCAGGGCCTGCTTGACATAGCGGCTGATCTCCCGGCTTGTGATCCCGCTGGCTACCGGATATGTAACTACACGTAGGCCGCTAAGGTCCGGCCTTTTGCTGGCGGGGAATACCTTGAACTCAGGATTCTCGAAGTCATTCCAACAGCCGGGGCCCTTGTACTTACCAAACAGCATAATGCCCGTGCCCTTTTGCACGTTGAGACTACGCAGGTACCGGCCCATGTTGAACCAGCGGACACCGAATGTCTCGCTGCGATCGCTTCTGACGGTGCACGCGAAGGCCTTGTCACGTGGCGAGCCTATTACGAAGTCCACTGTGCCTACTACAGTGGCTGTATTGCCGGGCTCCAGCACCCCCTTGATATCCGCTGGCTCCGGCGGAAACTCCACCCGAGACGGGTAGTGGTTCAGCAGATCGCCGATGGTGTGGATGTCCAGTTGCCCGAGGGCTCGGGCCTTCCGTGGCCCTATACCCTTGAGCGTTGCGACAGCGTCAGTCAGTTTCATAAACGCCCTCCGCAGCTTTGCGGATGCTCCTGTACGTATCGCAATCCCTGCACGCCGGGTGGATGTCCCCGTTCTCATCCATGACCGTAGCGTACTTGTGACGCATACGCTCTGCGACGGCTTGGTGTGAGATCTGCAGCAACCGAGTGACAGCAGCATTCTTCTGCTTTGTGAGCTTGCCGCCGTCCTCAAGAGCCCTGGTAAGATGACCCTTGAGCCGGTCGTTCTCAGTCTCTAGCCGGTCAACTGTACTCCGAAGTGCAAGTGGAAACCTCATCGCAATCTCCTCACGCATGCTTCGCCGCACTGACGGCGTTCTGTGTGGACTTGGTGTGCGTACGCAGGAAGGTGCTCAGCATCTCGGCACCCTTAACGAGCACCGGGTCATTGGATGTCTTCGCACTGTCCTTGTACTGCTGTACGCTCCTAACCACCTCGATGAACTGGTGGTCACGCTCGTTCAACTGGCCCTTGAGGTCGGCCAACGCTGCCGTCATGTCGGCCTCCGTGTAGTCACCAGGCCGCTTACGCATCAGGCCGATCACACCACCGGCGGATATGCCGAGCACACCCAGGCCCGCAGCGAGCAGGCCCGTGGTCGGGTCGAAGATCGCCTCCTCCAGGGCAGTGGCCTCAGCCACGCTGCGTTCCATGATGCCACGCAGGATGTTGGCGTCAAGGTTCTCCTGCTCGATCATCTGCTCCAGTTCGAGCAGGTTGACCTCATGGGCAGCGGCGACTTGGATCTGTAACTTGCGGGCCTTGTACAGATTCGCGTAACCATCGTAGTCGTTGGCGTCCGCCAACCCGGCGTCCACCACATACTCAACGGCACGTCCGTCGATCGGAGCCGGAGTCACGTACTCGGACATCGCGGCACAGCCGACGCCGAACACCATAGCGGCACCGAGTATTATCGCTGACACGATTGTCACTATGCTTCGGATCATTCTTGGATCTCCAAAAAGGATTCACATTCACAATTCGGGCACACGTAGTACTGTGTGGCCTGACAGTCTGGGTCGCCCTCCCCACCCCCACGTACTAACGGGGTCTCGAACTCCTCCAAACAGTCTTGACATTCGTACGGCACAGGGCCTCCTACGTCATCAGGTACTCTTCCATGGCTTGTGAGCGGATGCGTACACCAGCGTACGCCCATGTTCGTTTGCCGCCCTCCATGTACTGCTTGCGAATCATCGGTCTCTGCAGGTTCCCCAACTTCATACCGAACGCGATGCGACTCAGGTCACTCTTGGTCTTGGTCTTGTGGCACCACCCAAGCCACAGGTCGTACATCGTAGCACAGTTGGCCCGAAAGTCAGTCATATCGCCGAACTCACAGCACTCCTCGATCATAGCACCGATCGGGTTGGTCAGTTCCTTGATGTTGTCGAGGTGCTTCATGGAAGCATCCGGCAGAGTGAATCGATCGTTGGCCAGCAGTCGACGCAGTCCTTCGATAGCCCACAGGGCTATGCCCTGGATCTCCGCTTTCAACTTGGTATCAAGCATACGATCCGGGTTGGCCTCACGGTAGTTGTTCGGGAAGTACAGCAGATTCGTACGCCCGCTCATCGCCTGGCTTGTGTCATCAAAGGGTAGCACGTCATTGGCGATGTACATCAGACGGCAGAACAGCCGGGCGTCCATGGCGTTCTTATACAACCTGCGAACGCTGATCGTGTCACCACCGGTGATGGCTTTCCATGCCTGTAGCAGCTTGTCAATGTCGCCGCGATTGGTATCACGTGACTCTGACATGATGGCGACGTACTTGTTAATCAGGGCGGCAGGACCGAACAGATCCTTGAAACTGTTGGTGTTGGTCGCGGCCGTGCGATCGTTGCCAAGCAGGGCCTCCATGACCTTACCCACCGTGGACTTCCCTGATCCCGGCACGCCGAAGAAGAACATCATAGACTGCATGTGGTTGGAGGCGATAAGGCAGTACCCCATCCACTCCTGCAGCAGGTCGATGCACTCCTGATCGCCGTTGAAGATGTCCGCGACGAACCATTCCCACAGCTTGCACAGTGCCTTCGGGTTGTAGTCGTACGGCAGCGTCGTGGTCAGAAAGATATCCGGTGTGATCGGAGTAAGCTGCTGCTGCTCCACATGGTAGATACCATTCTTGAACACCACTGCCCTGGTGAGGTCCATGCTCTCACCTGTCTTGAGGATCAGCGGTTCATGGGCTGAGTCCTCCACCCGCACGTGACAGTACGCCTTGGCGGCGTCGTCAAGGTTCCGCATCATGTTCAAGCTCGGCTTGATGTCCACCACCTGCACACCGTTCTTGGAGTTCTGCGATAGTTGTCGCGTCGAGAACCATTCGTACCACGCCTGCCGTAGTTCGGACTGCGTGATCTTCCGGTACTTGTTGCCGCTCCACTTGTAGAACTCCTCCTGCAGGTAGTGGAGGATGCGATGCCCACGGTACACGTGCGTGTTCTGCACCCAGGATTTGAGCATGTCGTACGGTGCGTCACTGTCCAGCACTGTGGTCAGCTTTTGCGTGTCACCAACTTCCTGAACATGCTTCTCAAACTGTGCTGCGGTGGGATTCCAACCCCGGAGGTCCTTAAACGGTTCCGGCGGCAGCACCTTAACCACGCTTTTGCAAGCAGGTAGCAGAGTCTGGAAGGTACTCTCAAGACTCGCTTGCCCCACGCCGTGGGCGTCCCTGTCACCGACGATGATAACTTCACGGCCCCTAACGAGGTCACATAGGGCTCGTGTCGCCGCACCTGCCTGCGGCATGCCGACTGCAACGTACTTGATACCCATCGCAGTGAGTCCATCAGATGAACCCTCAGTAACAACAGTGGGCCGATCCGATGTAGGTAGTACCTGAACTCGCCGTCCTCTAACACCAGCGTCGGTGTGACGGTGATGTAGGTACCCCGCATGCGGAAGCGGCTTGACTGCACCTTTGGGCGTTCGTACGCATACGACCGCACCAGGGTCAGCGGGGTTCTCGTCACTAACCAAGCACCCGTCATTCTCCCGCCCACATATAGGGCATGGTACCTCAGCCAAACCGACCCGGATAAAGTTGCGGGGTTGAACGTCCCCGCCCTTTTGTCGAATACCGAGACATTCATAAGACAGCCCTCGTTTCGATCCCTTCCATGCGATCTTCTTTCCACTTTCGTACCGCTTGGTCAAGCCAACAATCTTTCCGGTCTCGTCCCGCTCTGGAAATACCCATGCGTTCTCTGCCGGGTAGTACCCGACGCCGAGCCTATCGATCGCCTCAACCGTGGTGGTGTCGCCTAGTTGCTCGACTAGAACGGCAGCCATGGCTGGCGTCATGTTGGCCCGCGTTGCTACTGCAATACTTTCAAAGTCCACAGACATAGGTTACTCCCAAAGAAGGGGGACGTCCTTGTCCCCCGTTACCAGACACGAAACTACGCGATGGCCTGCTCGAACGCATCCTTGATCGGGTTCCAGTCCTTGCCAACCGCATCATTGCCACCGGCTTCCGTGACGATGCCCGTCCAGATCTGCGTGATCTCGACGTCGGTCTTACCGGCAGCCTTGCCAGCCTCAAAGCACTTCGTCCAGGCGGTGTTCATGTCGATCGCCTTGGGCTTACGCTTGCGAGTCGCCTTGGGCTTCTCCTCTTTCGGAGGCTCGGGAGCGGCAGGCGGTGCCGGGGGCTCCGGGGCAGCGGGCGGCTCGGCGGCAGGCGGATCGGGCTCGAACGGAGGCTCGGGTGCCGGAGCCGGAGCAGCGGCCGGAGCGGGTGCCTGCTGCGGGGCAGCGGGCGGTGCCGACTTCGGCTTGGGCCCACCGCTCAGTTGCTGCAGCCCGCCAGCGAACTTGGCCTGCAGTTTGGCGATGTCCCCCTTGTCCAGCTTCTTGACCTTCTTGCCGGGGACGGCGTCGTACTCGTCGATCCACTGACACCGGATCGTGGTGTTGCCCTCCCACGTGTTCTCCTCCATCCGCCACTGGATCTGATCCTTGAGTTCGGTGTTCTCCTGAATGTCGAGGAACGCCACACCGTCCCAGCCTGTGGCCTTCATCAACTGACGGGCACTCGCTGTCGGCTTGCCGCTCTTGCCGAACAGAACGAGGTACGCGATGGTCTCGACCTCGTCGAAGTTCCAGGGCACCCACACCCCGTTCTCGACGTCCCACATCTCGGAGGCTTCCAACTGCAGGATAGCCTGCGGATACCCACCGGTCGATTCGCCGATGGCACGGTCAACGATCTTGCCACGGAAACTGCCGACTCTGTCAATGTTACTCATGCTTGCTCTCCTCATTAGACTCTTGCTCGTTCACGTCCCACACGTTGAGTTGTTTGGCAGGCTCAGGTGTCCCGTCCCGCTTCGCCACAGCCTTGGCGATCTGATACGCCATCATTGCAGCGTACGCTTTCTTGGCCTCCTCGAATGCGGTCTGCTTGAAGACCGGGTTGTTGTGACACTTCTTGAACTTGAGCCCTGACCCGCACGGGCACGGCTCGTTCCGGCCGGGCGTCTGCCCGCCGACGATGGTACCTTTTGCGATCGCGTCCTCATGCACCGAACATGATCCTCCACAATGAATTGTCATTGGGTCCCGAGAACGTGACAGCCGGGTAGTCAGCGAACTTGGGACCACGGCTTTTGGCAAAGAACGACGCATCCGGTCGCGTGTTCACCATACGTCCCTGCACCGGGGAGATCTTCCGCTTGTCGATGACAGCATTCTCCCACGTGATGCGGAACACGTGATCCGACCACGCAATGTAGTCGTTGCGGATACTGTTCTTGTCCGTATGGAACAGATCCGGCCCGTCCTTGAAGTAGTTCTCACCGCTTGTGTTGGTCTCCTGCATCGACGCCGCTTGGCAGATCAGGATGACATTCTTGCCCCTACGGACGAGGGCGTCGAGATCAGCGAGTACGGCGTGCATCGTGTCGTACATGTGCCGGTACCCCTTGCCGAACCCGTACCCCTCGATGTTCTTCACCGCATGTCCCTTGTCATGCTTGATGGTGGCGAACATGTGGGGTAGGCACCAGTGCTGCAACTCCGTGGCGGTGTCGATCACGACGGTCTTGTGGTCGTCGAACACCGGGGAGTGCAGGGCCCCACGCACATCGGCGAAGTTCTCAACGCCAGGTACGTGCAGCACGGGCTGGCCGGTGAGCGGGTTGCAGATCTTACGCCCGCCATCATCGCAGCCGATGAACACCGGCTCCGGTGCCATGGCAGCGAGCGTCGTCTTGCCCATACCGCTCGGGCCGTAGAGGATGACCTTCTCCCCCTCGCCTTCGCCGGTCCATGCTGCGACCGTGAAGGTCTTGGTGGAGATGGCAGCCCCACTGGACACAGGCGGTGCCGCCGGTGGTGCCTTCGGGGGTGCCGGAGGTGGAGGTGGTGCTGATGACATAGTCTGTCTCCTAACCAAGTTCGATTTCTTGTCCGTCCAGCTTGGGCACCGGAGGCGTCGACCCCCACCCGAGCTTATACCCTACGGGTGCCTGATCCCCAGGCCGGTACTGAACACCACTGCGACACAGGTCGCAGAACTCACATCGGAACGTTGCCGTGCACGCACTCTTGTTCTCGATCCACAGGTCGTTACGTTCGACGTAGCGGATCTGTTGTGCGATCCTCGGTAGCTTGGCAGCGAACTGCTCCAGTTCCTGATCGGTACGGCACAGGGCACGCTGGCCGAAGTAGAACTCGGGACGTTCGGTGACGTCACGGAGCAACCGGGCACCGTACATGGCAGGCGTCTCGTGAATTGAGATGCCGCCCTTGCCCTGTGTGACCGCAGCCCGCTCCCCATCGACGAGGACGGTCTTGACCTCGTGGCCATTGTCCGAGTACTCAAGGCGGAACGTCTGACCGAAGTACTCCCCGGTCTCACGGAACGTCTTGGTATCCTTCTGGCTCAGGGTCTTGGGCTTGATCGTGGGCTTGTGCCACACGTCACAGTAGGCACCGGCAATCAGCGGATCAGCGGGCTCGACACCGTAGGGCTTGAGCAGTCCCATCTGCTGGGCCCTGCGTGCACCGAAGATGTACCCCATTACCTGGTCACCAGTGGTGAGACCCTGCCAGTAGTCCTCATTCAGCGATCGTGCCGTCGACTTCCGCTCCCACACATACACGAGACCAGTAGGTTTGTGCCGCACGAGCCGGTCGATCTTGATGACAAATACCGTCTTCGACAGTTTCTTCCGACCACCCGGCTTATACACAGGTAGCTCGAACTTGATCTCGCTGCCGATCACCTCGAACTCTTTCTCACACTCGCCGTAGTACCACTGGTGCCCGACCAGGGAGTGCAGCAACTGCACACGCTCGATCGCCCAGTCATCAGCGGTGACGTTGTCCGGGGTGGTGCTGTACTTCATGTTGAGGTACCGTTGGACGACGTCCATGGTGTTCTTGGGCACACGCCCGGTGCCGTCACAGATGTAGCATGCGGGGTCAACCTCTTCCCGCTTCGCACACCTGGGGCAGAATGACTCCGGCGGTAGCTCGATACACTCGTGACACTTGTGCCACAGGCTTCCGATTCGGGTGCTGTCCTTCTCTTCTGAGGCCCGCAGGCCGCAGATCTTGGACAACCAGTACCGCATCTGACATGCCAGGAAGTCCGCGTTGGAGCTTGCCGACAGTCTCAACTCTCGGGTAGGCATGGTTTCAATCTCCTCAGCATCTCATCGGCACTACGTGCAAGGATATACAAACCCTTGTTCGTGCCTAGCTTCGCTTCAAACTTCTTTTGCTTGGCCGACTGTCGGCCTGTAGCACTCTTGCACTCTACCCCTAGGAACCTGCCATTTGGCAGAACACCGATGATATCCGGGGACCCAGGGTATCCAAAGCTCACCGGCTGGCCGTTCGTCCAGAGTGTCCCGGTGTTATTCCGCCACGCGAAAACTTCAAGCGAGTGAAGTGACTTGAGGCAGTCGTGAAGGACTTGTGCCTCCCGCCCACTACTGCGTTTCCGTTTGTCTGTTCGCCCTCGATCCTCGACCCGTTTGCTGTTTCCATGTACAATGGGGACCGGGGGCACACCCGAACGTCTTGCTGCGGCTGTCCCTGTGATGAGTTCCCCGAGTGGCTTTGCATTCCTGGCCAGTTTCGCCCTGTCAATTGCATGTCCTTGTTTCCCTTTACTTTTCATAACATTTCACCAGCTTGCCCTCAGTAGCGACTGGCAGGCCTTCATACCACGGCTCGATCACAGTTTGTAGCCGGTGCATCTCGGCCAGCCGTTCCTCGGCCTGATCGTCATCACGGATCAGCGTGATAGCCTGATCGTGTACGCTGAATAGAACGATGAACCCGTTGTCCTCAAGCCGCAACAGCCCGTCACCGAACACGTCACGAGCACTGGCCTGCGTCACGTTCTCTGCCAACTTCCCGCCATACAGGTGGTACTTGACCTTGCCCGTGGTGTAGGACAGCTTACCCTCAGCGTCGACCCGAGCCTTGGGGTAGAACATGCACCGGCCCGATGGCAGCCGCAGGATGGTGATGTCGTTCTCGTTATAGAACTCAATGCCATGGCCGTTGTGCATCACCTTTGTCGTCTGGTCCGGGTACTTGGTGACGAACCGGAACGCACGCTCAAGCTCACCCCAGTACGAGATGATCTTGGTATATCGGCCACGGTATAGCTTCACGAGGTGATGGCAGAACGCAGCGTCGTACGTGCCATTGTCGAATAGCGGACGCAGGCCCTTGTTCTGTCGGCACCGGATGTAGAACGTGGTGCCACCCATGCCGTACCCGCAGGCCAGGATAACTTCCTTGCCGAAGTCACGTCGAATGCTCAACTGCTTGGCGAACTCCGGGTCATTCTCCCACTCCTCATCAGTGGGCTTGCGTGTCTCCTGGTGGAAGATGTTATTCTGGGCGAAGTCCGAGTAGATGTCGACACCCGCAGCGAACTGATCCACCAGATCTGTCTGCCCAGCAAGCCATGCAATCTTGCGTGCTTCGATCTGCGACAAGTCGCCGGTACCCATGAGGTACCCATACTCTGCCCGCAGCATCTTGCCGACCTGCTTAATCAACTCGTGCACATCACGAGCACCGAAGTTCTGGGCGTTGACGCCACCCGCCCCGGAGTACCGACCGGTGTGCCCGCCGTAGTATTTCAGCGGGATGCCGAACATCCCATCCCTGCACAGGGCTTGCCGCATGATCCGCTTGACCCGCTTGATGTGCGTGGGCCAGGACTTGATGGCCAGCCGGGCTTCCATCAGGTCACGGACAGCCGGGACACTGTGAGCCAGCAGGTGCTTACACCCGTCGTCATCCTTGGAGAACGCAGGGATCATCTCGTTCTTGCCCTGCTTCATCGGGATGTCCTCACCTTCGGGCAGGGCCTGTCGCAGCAGGTTCGAGAACAACCCATTCTTGGAGATGTCCTCGTGCTCGATCATGCGTACCTTCGGTGGTCTACGCATACCAGGAGACGGCGGCAGCACAGACAGGATGCTATGCTTACGTGTCGCCTCAACGACGTTGGTGATTTCCGCAGTCATGTCCCGTGCCAACCGTTCGCCGAGTTCCATGTCGATCGTAATGTGCGGGTCGAGGAACATCCGCAGCGTCTGACACGCCAGTCGCAGTTCCACATTAGGCCTAGTGATCTTCGGCAACAGCAACTTGAGAAGGTAGGCAGTGATATCGATGTCGCCGCAGCAGTACTCCTCGATATCCTGCCAGTCCTTCTCGACCATCGTGCGTGGGCGTAACCCGAAGAACCGTTTGGTGTCGCCCTTCGGCTTTGCCGCCCCATACTTCTTGGCGTTGTGTCCCAGGTCATGCCGGTCACGTGCATCCAGGTGGCGTGACAGGTCCAGGGTATCGACGGTGTACCTGGGTGTGATCCCGTACTTCTCACGCAGCACAAGCAGATCGAAGAACAGGTTCTGACCGGACACCGTGCACCGTTCCAGGTTGTCACCGTACCAGTGTTTCATCAGCCGCACGATCTCCTCGATGTGCCCCGGATCATGGGCGGGCATGAACATCGACGGCTTACCCTGTTCCGGTAGCCGATGGTACCCGAGCCCAAGGATCTCGAACCGATCGTCGGCCACGTAGTCCGGGTAGTAGATGTCCTTCTTGCGAAGATTGTATTCATCGTCCGCATAGGTTTCCCAGTCGAGCACGAGCACGTCCGTTGGAAACCCGGCTGATTGTAGTACCTGTTGGTACAGTTCCATCAGTACTGCTCCAGCATGAGATCCATGAACCGCTTCCGTGCATCATCCAGTGCGATGTCATTCTCCACGCACATGTCGGTGAGATAGTCATACTTCGCCGCAATCAGGTCCTCAATGTGTTTCAGGAACGCGGTGCATGCGGCCTTGTCGTCAGCATCTGCTGCCATTACAATGTCCCCCGCCATTCGAGTTCGTAACCGTCGCGTTCGTTCCCCACCACGTTACACCGTGACAGGATCTGTTGTAGATGGTACTGATTACCACGTTCGTCCTTGTGCTCGATGAGATCCACCACCTCTTGGACGCTGTACCTGATGTCCTCCTCACCACCCTCATCATGCAACACGATCTGCCAGAAGGACACGATGATCCAGGTCAACCGTGTGTACAGACAGGCCAGCGGTGCATACTTCTTGCCCACGTGCCTCATCAGATTGGGACCTGATGCCGAGTATGGTAGCCGCCCTGCATCCACCACACCACCCGGCTGGACCGCTGCCTTGAACTTGTACAGCATCTCCTGCCAGCCGGGCACGTACGTGATGCGGATGATCTTGGATAGCATGGTGATGATCTCGGCACCGAGATCGTTATCACGCTTCTTCTCATCCGCACCCACAAATATAGGGGGTGGCGGGGGCGGGACTATAGGTGGAG